CGTCGTTGTCGAATCTCGCTCTCGGGTACCATCCGCCCCGTCCGCGGTTTCGCTTGTACTCCGACGGCGCAATCTGCGCCTCGGCCTGCGGCCCGTACACCTCGATCGCCCCCCCAGCCTGTACCGTGATCGTGAACTGCACCGGACTCGTCCCACCTCCGCCGCTCACCCAAGCCTGCCGCCACTCGTTACCCGTTTGCACCACTCGCTCCACGTTCCCGATGCTCAACTTCACCGCGCTTCCACCCGCCGACCTCACCCATGCGCTTAGGCAGTAGTTCATCGTCTCCGGGGTCGCCAGCGCCTGCGATACTCCGCTCCAGCCCGCGCCCAGGTTGGTCACGCTGAATCCGCCCGCCTGCCCGTCCGGACCCGTCAACCCATCCGCCACCACCACGCCCGGACCCTTCTCCCACAACGTCCCCGCGCCATCATCTGTCCCCGCCAGCAGATTCGCCGACGGGTCTACGAACGTGAAACTCGACCGCCTGCCCTCGCACGCCCGATATAGCGCTTCGATCGCCTCGGCCTCGCTCTCGCTCAAGCCCGTCAACGGCAGCTTCCATCTCACCTTGCTGCCGGCCGCGTCGAACGTCGCCCGCCGCTTGCCTCCTGGCGTCTCGCTCGAAACCGTCCTCAGAGCCAGCGTGCGCGTCACCGGATACTGCCCCGAACACCCGCTCTCCAGTTGTGGGAAGTGTGCCATCTCAGTCAAGCTCCTCGACGATCCTCAACTCCGCCCGCCCATCGCCCAGCCCCGCCAGGTACGCCTCGAAATCCCCGCCTTCGATCCTGCAGGTCTCGTGCCTCACGCCCGTCTTCGGATCAGTGAATGCGAACGTCCCCGTCTCGCCGCGCACCGTCTCCACAAGCTCGCTCAACAGCGCCAGTTCGCCCTCGTCAAGCTGCTCCAGCTTCACCGTCCAGCGCTTCCGGCCCCGCCGCGTCTTCACCGCCTGCTGGCTCCCATCCACGTACCTCAACACCTCGGTTCGTGTCCTGTAGCCGCACTGCAGTCCATCCTGCGCCCGTGCGCCCGTTTTCAGTACTGGGAATTCCGCCATGGCCTCCTCCTCCTCCTCAAACCTCTCGCATCACATCGCCCAGCCCGTGGCTCTCGAGCAATGCCTGCCTCACTGCCGACGCGATTTCATCCCTGTGATCGATGAACGACCGGCTGTCAATCGCCTGCACCTGCACCACCACCTGCGCCGGCGCTCCGCTTCCCGCCGCCCTCGGCAATCCGCTCGCCGTGTAGTCGATCTCGCCCATCCCCCATCCCGTCCGTTCCGACACGCCACCCTGATAGCGCGTCGCGTCCGGTCTCTCGATTTTGGTCAACGTCGCCGCCGCCTCGTCGCTGCCTCCCCCGCCGAAGATCTTCATCAGTCCGGCCACGATCGGATTCAGGTTTGCCATCTTGCCCAGTGCGCCAGTCAGCGACTTCAACCCCTGATCCGTCGCGCTCTGTTCGCTTGCGCCCGATTTCGCCAAAACGCTCCCTTTCTGCTGGCTCGCTCCCTCGGCGGCGCTCTCGGACCCGTCCTTCGTACTCGCCAGTTGAAGCCCGCTCACATAGCCGGCCTGTGCAGCCGAAGCCGCCAGCCTGCCAGCCAGGTCCTCAAGCCTCCGCCTGCTCTCCGTCTCACGATCTGTCAAGCTCATGCGTCTCCTTCTCCATCTCCGCGTTCAGCAGCGCCATCGCCTCGGCGTCGCGTGCATCAAGTTCTGCCGCGTTTCGCGTGTGCCGCCACACTGCCCACATCTCCAGCCACGCCTCGCTCGCCGCGCTGATCTCGCTCCTCGGACACCGCTCCGCCATCACGCCCTTGCTCGCCCAAACAACCTTGCCCGCCTGCCCTTCCAACGCCTTTGCCGGCAACCACCCGCACCGCCGGCGCTTCTCCAGTCCTTGTCTCCTGCATGTCTCGCACTCCCACCCGGCTGGATTCGATAGGGCGAAGTGAAAGGCGAGTCTCAGTTTTTTCTTTCTTGCTCCGTCAACTGGCAATCGTGCCGGATCCGCTCCGCGATCTCTCTGCAGAGTTCCTCCGGACCCGCCTCAATGAGGCTCCGCACACACGCCGCCTCACCGTCGATCCGCAGTCCCGTCACCTCCAGCAGCCCCCAATCCAGTAGCATCCGGTCCGCGTCCAATGACAGCAGCGACGCCTCCATCTCCTCTTCCGCAACGCCCGACAACGCGTGAAACCGCGCCTTGTTCAGCATCGATCTCACGCGGCTCGTCAGGTCTCTCCGCCTGGCCAGCGTCATCTTCACTGTCTTGAATCGCACACCTGGCGTGCTCTCCGAGTCGCGCCACTGCGCGCTTTCCCACTCCACCGCCTCACCCGAACGTGACATAGATCTCGTCCTCCGCCGCGCCCTGCGCCCGCGACGCCTTGAACCGCCATCTCAGCCTGTTCTCGTCGTCGATGAACTCAGGCACTTCCGGAACGAAACTCTTCACATACACCCCGCACAGCTCGCCCTCGACCTCGCCCAGCTGCATGAAGCACGATACAGGTGATCTCTGCCGCGCCGCCTGGTACAACTCGTTGAACGACGCGTCGTCCCGGCTGTACAATTCAAACTCCACCGACACCACCCGCTCGCCCACAACCAGGCACAGCGGATCGATCATCCCAAACTCGTTCCGCCTCGTCTCCAGGTTGTTCTCCACCGTGATCTGCGCCGCCGTCACCGTATGAAACCTCGACGGCCCCACGCCAACCCATGCCTGTCCCAGATGCCCTGGCACCGGCGAGTAATTCAACTCGCCCAGCATTGGCTCCGCCGGAAACTGCGTCAATCCGCCCTGGCCTGTCTCGAAACTCGCGCTGTCCAGCAGATCCGCCGCGATGCCCGCAAACCCGATTTCGTGGAAATCGCTGTTCACCCGGATCTCCATTTTGTCTACCGCCGTGCCCCGCAGCAGTCTCTGGACGCTTCCCGTAGGACTCCAGCAGTCGTACAGCGACACGCTCGGCAACTGCTTTGCCGGCCCGAAGCTCACCGTCGCGCCCAGCATCGATCCTGTCCCCGGTGTCGTTGTAAACGGCGCCGCCAGCACCATCGACTGCCCGTCCGGTGTCGCCGCCACCACTCGGATCTCGCCTCCAAACGTCACCGCCATGCCTTCGCTCAGCCCATGGCTCGCCGTCGTCGTGATCGTCGTCGAGTTCGCCGACGCTACTTGCAACGCCGCCGGCGTCCTCTGCGCGCCGCCCAACGCCGCCTGGATCATCGGCCCGTAGCCCGGCGCCTGCCCCGCCTCCTCACGGCTCACCAGGTACGTCTCCAGCGCAAACGATGTTCGTCGCCTCGGCGTCCCCGTCATCCCTTGCCACGTCCGTGTCCCCGTCTTGTCGCGTCTTCGCGGAATGTCGTTGCTCTGCGCGGCCCTCAGGCTGACGCCCGGAAAACGGTCCGCCGCCGTCACTGCCGCCACGGTTCCATACTGCTGCTCGATCGCCGCGTAGAACCTGTTGTCGTTCGATGAAATATAACAAGCCATGTCTTTTCCTCTGTCTCAGTTCCGGCTCACTTCGAGCTCGCACTTCACCCGCGCCGTCTGCATCACGTTCAACCCGCCCTTCTTCACCGTCTCGAACGTCACTTCGTACGTCCCCGGCAGGTAAACTCCCTCTTCCACGCATCCCCGGCTCCGCTCCACCACGTCCGTCACCGCGTCGGCGTAGAACTGCACTCGCTCCGTCAGCCCTTCCAACCGGTCCTGCGAAATCCTCACCTCCACAACCACGTCCACCGTTCCCGAGAACCTCCGGAACTTCTCCGTCATTTTGTTCCGGACCCTCTCCACGTACACCTGGTACACCGGATACGCCGCTTTGCCCACCCGGTCATGCAACTCCGCCGGCGCCTGCAGCGCGCCCATTTGCCGGTCTTCCAGCAACGCCTCGGCCTGGTCGGCCGAATCTCTCAACCTCGCAATGCTCGACGCCAATCCGTCCACGCCGTCGCTCAGCAGCGTCCTTATCGTCCTCACGGCCCTCTGTGTCGGTGTCGCCATGTCTCATCCCCTCCGCAACTGCCGCCGCCGGCTGCAGTAGAAATCCGCCGCCTGCCCCTCTTTCGGTGTCACCCCCACCGTCAACCCGCCCGTGCTCAACACCCACGCCGCCCCAATCGCCAGCGCCGCCGCGTTCTGCTTCGTCTCCTCGCCCGGCGTCAGGCCCACGTACACGTTCCAGCCCACTGCCGTCTCCGGTGGCGCTTCCACCCCCGGCCTCACTTCCAGCGAATGCGGCCAATCCGCCGCCACGGTGATCCCTTCGCCTGCTTCGCTCTCCGATCCGTCCGCGCCAGCCCACGACGTCCTCACCCAATACACCGTCTCTGCCAGACTCCCCGCCTGCACCTCTACCCATGCCGCCCCGGGACGCGCCAGCGGTGCTCTCGACATCCCCACTCCGTCTTCCAGTACCCGCTCCGCCGCCGCCCTCGCCTCCACCTCGTACGCCTTCCATCGTTCCTTGTACCGGTCGTTCAACTGGCTGAAGTAGGCGTCCCGGTATGTCATTGACAGCGTCAACAACAGGTGCCACCGCTTCAGTGCCGTCGTCGCCACCACCTGGTCCAAGCTCCCGCAGCCCGACTTCCGCAGCAGCGCGTCAATCTCGATCTCGATCTCGTGCCGCGCGATCTCCAGCTTCGCCGTCAGATCCACTCCCTCTCCGTGCGACACTTCCAGCACACCGCTGTCCTGCGCCTTCAGCGACTCCATCGTGTTCAACGTGCCATCCACCAGCAACGCCATCGTCGTGCCTCCTTCCCTAACTCTTCTGTTCTTTGCCGGCCGTCTCGCCCGCCTGCGGCTCCACGTTCACGGTCTTGCCCAGCCACGCCTCCAGCCCCCGCGCCAGTTGCGTCTGCAAGCTCTGCGACACGGCGGCCTTCAGTTGCGCTTCGCGCTTCGCCTTCTGTTCCTCGCGGTACCTCTTCGCCTCTTCGTCGGTCGCCTTGCGCGCCTTCGTTTCCACGATCAGCCGGCTCGCCACCGCCGTCGCCACTTCCGTGAGCACCCCGGCCTTGCCGCCGTCCGGCGTCGCCAGACTCACCAGCAACTGGTAATCGCCGGTCAATGTCCTCGCCACCTCGCGGATCTTCTTGTAGTACGCCTTCAAGTCCACTTTCCTGCCTCCTTGTTGTTAGCCACGTTGTGGCGCAGACCACCGGGTCTGCCGCCTGGTCACTCGATTCAAGACCTGTTCTCTCATCCGCCGGCTAGCCCCGAGGTCGTCCCCCACGGAACGCCTTTTTCAACGGCGAGCCGTCCGCGTAAGCGCCGGCGGGACTCATCTCTCACCAGTAGGGCGGACCCCTGGTCCGCGGACGGCCCCCTGGCCGGCGCGTGTCCGGTTGATTCCGCGCCCCAGGTAGAGCGGGTCCCTGGGGGTGTCTTTCGACAGAGTCCGGATGGCCCCGCTGGGGCCACCAAAGTGGATGAAAATACACCCCTGACTCGCGGAGTCCGCGAACGGAGAGAGCGGGTCTCCGGGCTGTTTTTCGACAGAGCGTCCATGAGCCTCCGGCCCACGAATACGCATGAAAACCACCCCACCGTGTCGAGTCCGCGAACGGAGAGAGCGGGTCCCTGGGGGTGTTCTTCGACAGAGCGGCCTTCTATCCTGGCTTTCCGCTGGCGGCTTTCCCGGCGTGTCTTTCAACGCAGGGCAACTGCGCCATTTCCATACGAAAGGGACGCGCCTGAGCGCGTCCCTCCTGTCGCTTCTAGCTCCGCACCTGCACCCCGTGGTCGTTCCGCAGCAACCCGCAGCCGTACAGAATGTCCACCGTGAACTTCTGTGACAGCGTGTTCGGCTCGTAGCTCATCAGCACGCGCATCCCGAAATTGCCCAATTCGGCGTATTCGGCCACGGCGCCGGTACCCGGCAGCGGCTTCGGCAACCGGCGGATTGCCAGCCCGACGGCGTCCTTCGAAAACGCCAGGTTGTTCGTCGTCACCGGGCTCGTGCCCGTCTTCTTTACGAACTGCGACCGGAACACGTAGAAGTCCTTCAACTTCCCGATCGATCCCTCCACCAGTGCCCGCAAGCCCGCATCCCCGGCCGAGCTGAACTCGCTGAACCGCGTGATCTGCCGCAACTGCGAGTACGCCGTCCCGTCCACCACCAGGAACTTCGACGCCGACTGCGCCACCTTGGCGTTGAACAGCGTCGTTTCCGCCGCGTCCACCACGCTCTCGGTCAGCGCCGTCCCGCCCGCGCCCAGCGGCGTGTTCGACGTGAACTGGCTATACAAGCCCAGCAGGTCGCCTTCCACCTTCTCCGCCAGTGCCACCATCGCCGGCTGCATGTACAGCCGCAGCAGGTCCGGCACGGCGATCACTTTGGTCACGTCCGGTATCTGAAACGTCGCTTCCACGTGGTTGTTCAACACGATCTGCGCCGTCTGCAGGTTCGGATTCTGCGTCACAACGCTGCCGCCTTCGGCAATGTTGTTCGCCGTCATTGTCGGCGGAATCGGTACGTTCACCGTGTCGCCGGCCTGCGCCAGTTGCGGTTCGAAATCCCGGTTCACCAGGTTGCCCATCACCAGGTGGCCCATCAGCGACGGAAGCGCCTCCACGGCCACCAGCTTCACGATCGCATTCGCCAGATTGGCTGATGTGATTGATGCCATCTTCTTCTTTCCTCTCTCTCTTCTTCTGTCTTGTTCGCGGATACTCTTCCGGTTCCCGCCCTAATCGCCCCGCAGGCTCTGCAATGCCACCTGCGCTATCTGTTCTCGAACCCTCTGCAACTCCTCCGCGCTCATGCCCGGCCGGATTCGCTCAAGTTCGACTGCGTACCCGCCGCCGCTGGTCTGCCGCGGTGGAGACGTCACTCCCGACCCGCCCTGGATTCGGGCGGGCAGAAACTCCGGGTTGTCCCTTACAAATGCCACCAGGTACTCTTTCAGCCCCAGTTCCCCTTCCGGCGTCTTTGCCACCAGACTGCCGTCCTCCAGCGCCACCAGGTCGCCCTTCAGCGCTTTGAACGCCAAATCGACCTTGCCCACCCCCAGTCGCTGCAACTCGGCCTTCACTTGCGCGTGCTGCTCCACTTCTTGCGCCCGCCGCCGGCTCCTCTGGTTCTCTTCCGCCAGTTCGTTCACCCGCCGTTCCAGGCTCTCCCGCCTGCGCCGTTCTTCGATCAACTCCGCTTTGTACGCCGGCTCGGCTCGCTGTCTCTCGCCGCTCAGGAACTCTTCCATCACGCCGCGCATCATCTCTCGAAGGTCCGGTTCCCCTGGCCTTCCGTTGTTCTTTGTCTGCTCCATCGCTCTCCTTTCGAACTCGCTTCCGCGCTGCCGCATCAGAACCGCGGGCGCTCCCCGCCTTCAATCCAAAAAAGAGAGGGGACCCCCCCCAGGACCCCCTCTGTAAAGCCCGGCCCGCCATGAAAAGCCGGGCGTCCCATATCTCTGTCGGACAGGCCTCCCGCCCACTCGCGGATTGCCTTCAATGTCCCCAACAACGGCCTTCACTAACTCCCCGTACCGCGGTCGTGGACATTGCGGGCTGTCCCCCAACACGCCTCCCCAACACGTCCACCTACTCCCCCTCGATCTCCTTCGCGATCCGGTCCTTCACCTCCTGCCGCGCGTCGCACAAGTACTTCATCGCCACCTTCTTCTGCACCTGCGACCGCAGCGTCTTTGACTCGATCCCCAACCCCAGCAGCCTCTGCGCGTCGTCCAGTTCACTGCTGAAGTCTCCGATATCGAACTCATCCAGACCTGCCACGTCGATCCCGATCTCGTCTTCCCTCACCGCCGCGATCGCCCTCAGTATTTGCTTCAGCGTGTCCTTCACCTTGTCGCCGAATCCGCGCAGCACCTCCTGCGTCACCAGGTAATCCCGCTCTTTGCTATACCCCGTCGTCATCGAGTTCTTCGACAGCGACCCGCCGGCCTGGCTCATCAGGTAACACACCCTGTAGATCTCTTCCTTCAACCGGTCGATATTCCGCAGCGCGATCTCAAAGACATGCCCTTCCGGCTCCGTCCACCCGAACCGGTCGTCCTTGCCCAGTTGCAGGTAGTACGATTCGCCCATCGCCTGCTTCCATTCCGTGTCCGAATAGACCACCGGCATCGCGAACAGTCCCATCGTCAACGCCCAGCTCAACGCGTTCGACTTGTTGAAGTGTTCCAGTTGCAGCGACGCGGCTTTGTTCATCAGCCACATCCCGTCGCCCACCGAAAACTCGTACACCGGCACCCGCCCCAGCTTCGCCAGCCCGTGCATACCCTCATCCACCAGCACTGGCTTCGTCTTCTCGCCCTTGCGCCCCACCTCCTCGAACACCCTGTACTTCTCGCGATCGTAGTACACCCATCGCGTCGCCGTCGTCCACTCCGTCCCGTGGTCGACCGTCCGCTCGCTGCGAATCACGAGCCACTCGAACTCGCCGCGCTCATCCTTCTGCCAGTTGATCACCGACCCCGCGCCGTACTCGCACAGGTACGCCCGCGACCGTCCCATCGCCTCTTCCTCGGCCCGGTTCGCCGCCATTGCGTCCGCCTTCGGGAACTCAACGACGATGTAGCTCTTCCCCCCTACCAGCGTCTCGATCAACTGCCTTCGGAAGAAGTCGCTCAACGTCGACCCCCGCAAGTCGCAGTCCTCGGCGAACGTGTTGAAGAACCCCCGCGCCGCCTCGTCCGGCCCGTCGTACCCCAGCACCGGCTCCCGCCGGAACATTGTTGCCCCGTACCAGTCGATAATCGAGCCGGCGTAGTTCTCGTAGAACGTCCGGCTCAGTCTTTCCGTGTAGACATCGGCCGGTTCCTTCTGCCTCGCCACAAGGTACCGGTCCGCGTTCATGATGAACTGCTCGCCGCCCACATACAGGTCCCGATACTTCGGCCACACATGCTTTAAGGCCGCATACTCCGGATGCTCCCGGTTGATGTCAAACATGCCTCTCTCCTTCCCAAACTCTGGTAGGACAGGCCTCCCGGCCTGTCACGTCCCGCGCCTCCGCTCGCCTTCCTTCGCTTTCGCAACCCCGCGCCTCAGTAGGGCGGACCCCTGGTCCGCGGCCGGCCCCCGGCCGGCGCCCGACCGGTGCCAACCGCGAACGCAGAGAACGGGTTCCTGCGAGCCGCCTGCGTAAGCGGGCGGTACCCCACCCCCGTTGCTCAGGCGCTCCTGCCTGCCGTGTCCGCCAACCGCGAACGCAGAGAACGGGTTCCTGCGAGCCGCCTGCGTAAGCGGGCGGTACCCCACCCCCGTTGCTCAGGCGCTCCTGCCTGCCGTCTCGACATTCGTGTCGAGACACATCCCACTCCCTGTCCCCAACCCACTCCCCCACCGCTAGAACAGCCTTCTCCCTCTCTCCCCGATCCTCTCCGCAGTTGGGGACTGCCTTCAATGTCCCCCGCAACGTCGTCTTCAGACTCCCTGTACTGCCGTCGTGGACATTGCGGGCTGTCCCCCAACGCACTCGGGGACTGCCACTTGTGTCCCCTACGACGTCGTCCTCAAGCCTCCAGGAATGCTGTCGTGGACACTGTGTGGCTGTCCCCAAACCCGCAACACGTCCACTTACGT